ATTCCCTATCCGGTCCGCATAGCATGGGTTAATAAGTGGCATTGTTTGACCCCAACTCCAACCCCCGTGCCAACGCCAGCCCCAACTCCTATTCCATCTGGTGGAATTGATGCTGACTGGATTGAGCAATTCGCGAGAGAGGGATTTAGTGCCGGGTGCTCTACTAATCCTCCGCTCTATTGTCCGAACAATCCGGTTACGAGGGCACAGATTGCGATCTTCATACTAAGAGCAGTGCATGGTACATCTTACGTGCCTCCAAAGTGTGCCGGAATGTTCAACGACGTTCCATGTCTACCACCATAAGGTACAATGTGTCTAGGAGTAAATAACAATGCCTTTGGATAATGCCGAAAAGATTGATGACGCGTTGGCTGCGTTGGGTCTAGGATCGAAGATTCTTGTTGCGGTTACTGCACTTCCTCCGGTGACGCCCGAACGCCCCCGTAAGGCTGCGGACTTTAAGGCCGTTGTGGATCTTATTGGTAGCGACCTTCTGCCGTTCATTGATAAGGTTGCAGAAGACATCAGAGACTAATGCCTGACCAGAGTTCACCGTCACCGACTAGAAAGGTCATAGCCGGTGCAATTGCTGGCTCAAGTGCAACCATCATCGTCTGGGTTCTGAATGCGACCGTATTCGTCAAAAGCCCCATGCCAGCGGAAGTGGCCGCTGCCTTTACCACGGTGCTTTCCGGACTAGCGGCCTATTTCACGTCTCCATCAGACAGGGATTTGGTAGGTAAACCTCCGGATGCGCCGTAATTTCGTCAAACCCCTAATTGTAGCCGCCGTAATGGCGGCTTCTCTTTGTTCGTGCACCACTAACAAGGATCTGGTGGCCGACGCTGCTGCCAAATATACCTTTGATGAGTGGAAGTACGAGGAGGCGTGTGCTCGTCCTACTACTGCCCCCGGCTATTGTCTTCGCTGCTATGAGGAATTGGTAAAGTTTAAGAAGCTTACGGAGATCCTCAACACCACCCAGAAGGTGGGAAAGTTGCCTCCTGAGGCCCTCCAGGCCCTAAAGGAGGCCCAGCTTGGACTGGATAGCGCTTGCCGGTAAGCTTCTAGAGCTTGTCCTGCGGATAATCGACATGAACAAAAGGTCGCCAATAGATCAGGTTAAACTAGATCTAATCATTGCGGCCCTCAAAGAAGCCCCGCCGCCCACTCCTCCGCCCCAGGCAATAAAACCCGAAGAGGCAATGGTTAAAGAGCTAAAGAGGGCTCTGGTAGAACGCCGTCTCGGGGTGGCAGAACGAAGAGTGACCTCTGACGACCAAACCGCCTGATGGATTCCGACCACGACAAGATCGTAGCCCTAGAGGTGAGGGTGAATGGGATGAAGGAGAACATCACCCTTCAGGCCAGGGAATATGAACGAAGGCTTGGGGAATTGAATCATGCCCACGAGAAGCAGGTGCAGGACCAAGCCACCTATATCTCCGAGGATAAGTTCGCTGGCTACGTGGCAGAAACGGCTCTCTGGCAGAAACAGGTTAGCGAAACCTTAGCAGAACTCAAGGGGCGTAGGAGCCTCGTGGCACAGATATTGCCATGGTTTATAGCTCTCATTGGACTTGCTGTTGCATTTCTTGAGAGATATAATCCTCATTCATGAGAAAGCCAAGCTGCCCAGAGTGTAGCGAGCGTCATACAAAATGTCCTCACCCCTTCCGGCCCTTTGACGATCCCAGAAACAATTTCACCATAAAGCCCGAGAAGGGTGAGAAGAGGGATCTACTCTCCTCCCCGATCCGCGTGGGCGTCATCGACATTGAGACGACTGGACTTGATGCGTCTTTTGGCAGAGTCCTCTGTGGCGTTACGATGCTTTTTAGTCCCGACGAGACGCTCATCCGTAGGGCTGACCAATACGATGACTGGGATTCCGGACGGAGAAGTTCTGATAAGGGCCTCGTAGAGGCCATCCTTCTCGATCTGGAGAAGTGTGACATTGTCATCGGACATAACGCCACTTATTTCGATCTTCCATTTCTTCGGACCCGCGCCCTCATCCACGGGTTGAACCCCGTCCACCCGAAAAAGATTTTCGACCCCGTTCTGCTCGCCCGTAAGGTGTTTAGGTTTCATAGCAATTCACTCGATAGCATCTCTAACGTCCTTGGGACCGGGGATGTGAAGACAAAGCTTGCACCCCGCGTTTGGGTTAAAGCTATGTTCGATGGCGATATCGAGGCGTTGGACGAGGTAGTTAATCATTGCATCCTTGATGTCAAGGTTCTGACCGAAATCGCGGATAAAATGAGTCCGTATATAAGACAGCTGGACAGTCTTGGGAGCTGGAGGAGTTGATGGAAGTGAGTCGTGAGCAAAATCAGGCATTACTGGATCTCCTTACTGCATCTGTAGTAACGACCAAGGCGGCGCTAGAACTCTTGAAGGCTATCAACAAGGGCTCCGACGCCGCCGAGAAGGTCGTTATGGAATTTCTGGGGACTAGTCTTCCTTCGATCCAAGCATTGCAGCTAGCATCTTCTCCACCTCCGGATCCTGGAACTTCGGCATCGCAGAAGGAGGCTTCTTCTGAGGAACAGCAAAAAACAGGTCGTATACTAGACTTTCAATCCCATCCAGAGAAGAAATGAATTTGAATATTTCCGCATTGTGCAGGACGTAGGCGCTAGTTCCAATCTTTACAAACTGAATTGCCATTGCCGATTTCGTTAGGAACTCCACTACTCCATCGCGATCGGTCTCGTTCTTTGCGTCCCACCCATCCTTATAAAGATTGACCGACAGTCTGATATAGTCGTAATGATTATATGGGATTGGTGTGGTGGCCGTTGACTTATCAATAGCCATGATGTTTTCAACGAATGCGTCCTGAGCCGCCGGATAGTCGTCAAACACCTGACTCCCTTCCTTTAGACTATTCGTCAGCAGTAGTTTGCCATCTGGAGTCCACATCAGTGTTGTTACAAGGAGATCCGACGTGTGCGAATGTTCGACCGCGTCTGCATCTTTCTTCTTCACTTCTTCCTCCGCGTGGCCTTCTTAACCACCTTCTTTACTGGCTCAACCATCCTTCTGAGCACCTGATTCTGCCAGAGATGGGCCAGAAGGTTCCATCGCTCATCATCATCATCTGCATCGATATTGAACCCGAATTTTTCACCAGACACGTTTTCATCAAGCCAGTCCGCGGGCTCAAGCACTTCGCTATACTTATCGACGGCCCACCAAAAACCGCTCCGTGATTCCGTCGCCTCCTTCTTAAACACGCGTCCAAGCACGCAGGAGTTTGGATCCTGCATCGTGGGCACGGCAAGCCCAATCTCTTTTTCCCACCCCGGTTTAGTCTTGTCCAACCACTTCGCTCCAGCCGTCACCGCCTTCACTAACCCCTTCACCTGACACGGTTCCATTCGATCCTCCTTTTGAGCAGAGGTCACATTGATGCCTCTGGCTCTCCATGTGGAAATCATCCCTTCCATGAACTACGAATTGCGAATAATCCGGGTAATCAACCCACGTAGCCATTAGAACTCTTTCCCAACGGGCGTTGGCTTCGGCCTATACTCCTGGTAGTAATCCGTCGGGTAGTCTACAGTACCCCCAAATTTCAATCCTGTGGCGTTCTGAGCCCTTCCGATTACCAATCCCATAACAAGGCCAGCTATGATTAGACACAGGATTAGAATAACTATGACCAATGATCTGATAACACCAATAAGCTCAGTCATTTAGGGTTCCCCTTTAGCCAACCGGGATTCCAGGGCATCCAATCCCGGCTTGATAATTGATAGGGGGTATCTGCGATGGGTCCCTTTGGAGAGGATTGGTCCTTCCCTAACCCCGAGGACTTGCCTTCCGACGCCGACGAGGACGACGAGGACGATTTGGCTTTCCGCGCCGCGTAACGTTCCGCTGCAACTTGCGCCCTGTCGTTTGCCGGGATCCTGTTTTTACAGATGTCGTGGTACTTGACGTTTGCCCACGCGCTGTCGAGGTCTGACCCGCAGAGATGGCACGTTCCATCATCGGGCGGGGGTGGCAGTTGTACCTTTCTGCAAGTTCTGCCAACGGAACCGCTCCTCTTTGGAGCACACGTCTTAGAGTTTTTATTGCCTCTCCGCTTTTTACCATCTTGCTCGTGAACCTTAGAATCATCCACCCGTGCCAGTTTCCTGCCGCGTACTTCCGGCAATCGTTTTCGAATCCTACCCCCCGGGTGTGGCGTCCTCCTGCCCATGTTCCCCCCTCTATCTCCACCGCAACCATGTGGGATGGCCACGCAAAGTCATATTCCCAGTCCCTGCCGGGATGGAATTTGTAATGCTCATGAGGAGTGATTAGGCCCTCATCAGCAATGTGCCTACCGAAGAGGGCCTCTAGTTCCGACTTCACCGGACATACCAGCAGTTGCAATTGCCACTATATCTGAAGCTATGTCCCCACGGATCAGAATAATAAGGACCATCAGTGGTGCTGATGCCATGAATACATCTGGGCACGCTGGCACATGGGTTCGGGGTTGGTACCGGCGTGGGCTTTGGGGTTGGCTCTAACTTACGCACCCTGCTATCCAACGAGTTAATCTTAGTATCGAGATTGTTATAAACTTCCCAATGCGCGATGATGTTGGAATTGGATCCTTCCGCTGTACTCCTCACCGCCGCAGCCATTGCCTCCTGATTAGTAGAATAGGGACCGAACCACACGACTAATCCAACAAGAAACGGAACAAAAACCGAAATACAGGCGAACACTAGCCAATTCTCATTCCTTTCTACCGCCCTCTTCAGATCTCTAATCTCGTCCCCGGCAGTATTAATCTTCTCGTCAGCATATTCAACACGATGAGCCAGCTCTTCTATAATCCCGCTTGTCTTGTCCTGCACACGTGGCATTTACACTCCTTATTATCCTTAAGCCATTTCAGTTTAACTATCCATGCTATAGTAACTATTAACGCCCCTCCTAGAAACCACAGCATCCCGTTGTCGGCACTCATGACTCTGACAGAACAAACATGGCGTCGTTGGCAACCTTATTGAATTCTTCATTGATCGAGTCTTCCTTTGGTTCTTCCTTTTTCGGTTCTGAAAGTTGTGGATACGGAATATGTGTATATGCCACATTCACTAGATTCTGAATATTATTATAATAATTAATATATGAAGCATCAAAACCAAACTTAAATTGCTGTTGCGACAGTTGTATCTTGCTCGTCTGCAACTGATACGGAGATGAACTAAATTTTACCTTGGGCAGGTTTGGCTTTTCTCCATTAACCACCGCATCTACTATGTTAGCAATTGTCTCTCTGGACCATCCATGGGTATCGTTCATGTGGAAGATTTGCTTATAGAGCAAACGATCTGAGCTTGTTAAAAACGAGCATCCACATACTGACCCAAATGACTTATCAAGAACCGGAAACGCTTTATTGATTTCATAATAATTGGGATCCTTGATCTTGGCCCCAATGGCAATCGCCCCAAGCGCGCACGCGTACCCACCACCCGCATCCACCAATATACCGAAGGATTGTTTAGTATTCTTAGATCCCTCTCTCATGGCCTCAGAAACGGTCATGCCCTTATCCTTTTTTGAGGATTGCGTCTTTCCTTCTTGTCTGCTCAGGCCCAATGATCCCAGCATAGTTCTGAACATCTACTACCTCCATGTAAGCCTCGCTTCCGCGAGGAATTGATCCAAAGATGCGTTCATCAGAGAACAGATCCAGATTTCCTCTCTTATTGGCCCCCTTTTTCCACTGAGCTAACAGATCTTCCCGAAGCCCCTTCACGTATTCATCCAGTAGCTTCTCGTATTCCTCTTCTTTGAGGATCCAGTAAGACCTATCGACCATCTATCTATACTCCCGTCTTCATGGTTTCGTGCACGTAGGAATGGTTGTGCAACACCCCCATCGCCACGTAGTTAACAACCGTTCGCATCCCGTCCACATCCGCAGCTGCCGCCGCAGCAATGCACCCCAGACACTTCTGCTCCAGTCCCGTTGTCGTCCACTCCATTGACGGCGGTTTCTCTACTTGGCTCGTCTGCCCGTTGTACTCCGACTTCGGATCGTCTTTGATCCAAACTCTCTCTTCCATTGTTCGATCCCCCAAATATACCCAAATATTCTGTCTCCAGTTTCGGGGTCAAATTCCGTAACGTTGTATTGTCCGTCTGGGCACAGTTGCACAACACGGCGAACACTAGTTCGTCCAACAGCTTTATCTTGGCCAGCGAGTTGGATCTCAACAGCAGGACTGATTCGATAAGAGGTCTTCCATTCCACGAGGGATTCTTGTCCAACAAAGTCCGGACGGCAGCAGTATCCGAGATCGATACTTCCGTAAGTTTCTTCAACGCTGATCGGGACTTCTCTGTAATCATCAATATACTTTTCTGCCGCTGTGACATAGTTGTATATATCCTCCCCGAGGGAGTCCCGGTCCAAGACTCCCTCGACAAGCATACTTATTGCTAAGTGAACCGACTTGCCTATATCCGTCTTGTGCTCAAGGATCCGTCTCCCCTTGTACGTCTGGGTCAGGAATGGTGGCAATCCCACCGCTATCCCGTGGTCCTTCAGCCACTTCCCCAGGCTTGGGAGTTCCGTCTCTCCGATGAAGTAACGATGGCCTTCCTCTTGGTACCTTATCTCGTTCAGGTGGCACTCCTTCCAGCAACCATCTAATGATGCTGGCTAGAATATACACCCGACCGCGCTCCCTTGTATACGAAATCTTCTCAGTGGCAACCCACCCACGTATAGTCCACTCCGATATATGCAGCAGGTTTGCTGCCTCGGCAATAGTCATGTATTCTTCGCCACCGAATGTTTTCAATCCGCCTCCTAGGAAAGAAGTTTAATAGCTCGTTTAAATGCTCCCAACACTTTTGGTAGTTTGGTTCCTTTGTCGTCGTTTAGTTCAATAATCTCATAGTTATATTCATCGCCAGCCACAATATCTAGGGCCGCCAGGGCAATGTCTTCTCCGGGACCATCGGCCTCGTTGGTTGCCCCAACGGCACAGAAGTGCGTTGGCTCACGTTCGATAACTTCGGAATCTACAAGTTCCCCGGCACCGGTGGCGAGTCCCCTATTAACGTCTTCCTGTGACGATCGTGCCATATGAAGAAATCCTTTTACCCATCCCTTTTTTAGGAGTGCCATTGCGTCAATGAGAGTCTTGATCCCCTGCTTACGCAACTTGGCAGGAGCCCTCTTTATGGCCCTTTTTGCGTCCTTAATGGTATTAGAGTCAAGGTAATACGATTCCCATCCCCAAACCTCTTCGCTCTCACTGCTCATTTGTCTTTTCTCCAAATATCTTTGGATCAACTACGATCTGTCGCCCCCATTTACTATCGGTCCATTGGAACATGAACCCGGCCTTCGTCTCTCTGGCAATCTCAGCCTGAGCCGCCACCCGATCATCGTAGGTGCGATATTCCCCATCGGTAGTGCCGATAATGTAGGGGAACTTGCCGGTCTTTGCAGTGATGTTAAGTACCGTAGTTGTAATGGTTTGCGGCTCCTTGGAAGCGGGCTTGCTGACCTTGGGAGTTGTCCGATCCATTGCCCCTTCGGCGTCGTCATCCTCTGACACAATGCAGAACACGCCGCTCAGATGATACCGTCTCCCATAAGATGCGGCCTTGCCATAAGACTGTGGATCATCTTTAGACGGGATATACATCGGTCCGAACTGGATCGTCTCCCCGGATTCATGAATGAGTACGGTAGTAACTGTAACGCCTCCCTCCCTCCATCCAATATCCTGAAGTACCGCGATCCCATGACTATTGGCAATAGGAAGAACGGCCTCGATGAGACCCGCAAGGGATAGATACTTCGATTCATAGAATGGATTAACCGAGTCCTTTTTTACTGTCTTGAACTCCTTCTGGGCTGCCACAAGAGCCCTTGGAAGCTCCTTGGCCTTGTAGCCCATCATGTCGCTCAACTCCGCGTCCGCTGTTTCCGCATCCCATGGTTCCGTTTTCGTTGCCTCTGTCATAATCCTCCTTTTTGAAACTCTTTTCTATCACAATACTCCGAGTTTTAATAACAATTCCTTTCTCTGGCTCGTAAACCGGTTCCCACCTTTGGCACCGATGTTGCATAACGACCGTTGAACCGGCTCGCCTAACAAACTCCCACTCGATCCCATTCCTTTTCATGGCCCAGTATTCTAGCAGAAAAAGACTGGGGCCCGAGGCCGAAAGGATAAGCACCACGGGCCCCATAAAACGAATCATCAATTGGAGCCTAGTTAGGTGGTCCCAACCCGATCGTGGACGATGCCATTCTTCCGTGTCCACGCAGCCTGGAGATATCTGACGGCGGCCTCGTAGCCGTTGCTATCTCTTAGATCCCTCGCCTTCTTCTTAACATCCTCTGGGGCATTCTTCATGTAGCCCGAGAACTGGAATCCTCTGCGGCCAGCCACCGAGATGGTACGGCGAGTACGGAGAGGACGGGCATGGTTCGTATTTACCTTCCCCAAAAGCGTTGCGATCTTGTTCTCCTTCATTTCCAATTCTGTCTTTAATACGTCGATCTCGACGCGCTGTGTGGCGTTCTGATCCTGAAGAAGACGGAATAGATTAACAAAATCCTCCTCTCTCAGATCAATAGACCACTCCTTCGCCGTGGAAGTTACCATGAAGCCTCCCTATATATGCGGCCCGAAATTAGGCCGACTTTTCGATTTGGAGCAATTTCGATACGGTCGTGTCGTAACGTGGGCCGCCGGTGAGTGCGCCAATGAGACGGCCAAGGCCCTCATATACACCGATTTCTTCCTTTGTGGCATCGAGTAGGGCCAACTGGTGGCCCATCGTATTGGCCGCATCAAGCAATGCCTCTACGGTGATCTTCAAGCCGCCCTCTTGCACCTCTCCCTTGGAGAGCTTGATCTGGGAAAGCTTTGCCCTCTCGACACACTCCCTGATGACTGCGGGGATTCTACCATTCAGCACATTGCCGATCTCTACAAGGCTAGTCTCAGCATCGAGCGCTGGTCCAGCATAATACCGGATCAGCCTCTCAACCGCGCTCGCATCCGGTGGTTTTACCTCGATCACGTCATCCAATCTTCCGGGGCGAACCATGGCCTTATTAATCGCACCAACGTTATTGGTGGTTAGCAACACCATCAGATCGTTGTTCTTGCTCTCAACGCCATCAACGATATTTAGAATGTCGTCCATCCCCATGTTGCGATTGCCGCTCATTACACGATCAATGTCTTCACACTGGACCACGGATGGTCCATATGTCATACCAAAACGAATGCAATCCTCTAACTCCGTTATGTCCTCACAGTAAACGGAGGTCCACCCATTGTCCTGAGCGACTTTCGCGGCGGCGAACAGGGCGAGGGTTTTTCCTGTGCCGTATACACCCTCCAGTAGCACTCCCCGTTTTAACGGTACGTTGTTCTGTCGGCAGGCTTCCGTATATCGGATTGGGGTGAAGATGGACGTCTCAATTGCACTCCACACCTCATCGGAAAAGATCAATCCCTCGATGTTGGCAGAACTTACATCCAGGAATACTGGTTCTGGCATTGGGAGATATTCACCATCACTGTCCCGAAACTTGATCTTGATTGCCTTGCCCTTATAGAGGGATCCGGTTTTCAGATATTCTCTCGTAGCAATTGCCAGATTTCGAATCTTCTCTTCATCTTTCCTTTTAACCGTGGCCGCAATACAGAATAGGAATCTGCCCTGAGCGTCTCTCTCAAACGCCGTAGAGATCACGCCACCTTCGATCCCGGGCACCTTGAACTTCCCCCATGGCACGAGCGTGGTCGTCCCAACACCAGTAGCAATGCTCTTTTCCTGAGGAGGATTGCCCCAGTCGCTCACTCCATGCACCCATCCGAATTGTTTCTCCATGGCCCTGCCAAATGCATGGGCACCATCCCAGAAGCAACCAACGATTGTCTCTCTGATATTTACTGGCTCCTCCTGATAGGCCAGCTCATACTGGAGGGTCTCTATGGCCTCCTTGATGGAAGTTGTGGGGACCGTGATGCACCCGGTTTCCTGAGTAACCTTAAGCCTCTTGTTCTTTGTCATGCCCTTCCTTTCAACCTGTTCTGCCACCAATCGTTGGAAACGATCATTCAGCGTTTCTTTTAGTTCCATGATTCTTTCTTCTTCTCTGGTAGCTCTACTCCTTTCTTGAACCTCTCCATCACGTTATCGTTCTCTCCCCTATATCTGCAAAGTTCTTTTATCTTGTCCCAGGATTCCACGATTGCCCTAAGTTCGTTGACTGAGTTTCTGCGCCCCAATTCTAAGACGATTTTCCCATAGAAAGTTTCGATCTCGGTCAATAGCAACATTGCCGCCCGTGCTGGCTGACAGTCCTTGTTGCATGGCTTCGATACATGGACAACGTTCTTTATCAACGTTGCATATATTCCGCTAATGGACGCCGCGCTATCACAGATCTCTGCCACTGTGAAGTTCGTGAGGTCCTCTTCCAGGCTCATTTTCCTGTGGACAATTCGCTCTCTTTCTTCCATAAAGCTTCTCCTTTAACTCTTTAACCTCCGTTCTTAGTGCTCCAATTAATGTCCTTAGCGTCTCCTTTCCTGCGCATTCCGCGCAACTGCATAGTCCGGTCTCTCTGAATGCTGCGTTCATCTGGATGATCCTTTCTGCATTTGGCATCACTATTCTGTGAATGCCATTTCCGATGGATTCTGCACCAGTTTCTTATCTTGCTCATTCTCTCCCCAGCGCCGCGCGGGCTACATCGCCCAAGCAGTTGCAGTGGCTCTCGTGGTAGCCATCCTGTTCGACAATCTCCTCCAGCGCCTTCCTATACCGTTCCGCCCGCTCCTGCCAGTCGAAGAGGGCGTTCTCTTTGACCATTCGCACCAGCCGCGTCAGGTTCGCCAGCTTCGCCTCCGCCTCCGCGAGCTTCTGCTTGAGGCCCGGCACGCAGTCGCAGCATGATCCGGCGCTACGGCCAGAAAGGTCGGATCGAAGTAGCGTGATCTCTTTCTCCGCCTCCGCGAGCTTCTGCTGCGCTGCTTGTTGGTATTCGCGGTACTCGTCCTTCGTTTCTCGAAGCAACAACTCTGCCTCTCGTAGCGCGGACGCGGGGACGACGGGGAGAACATCGAACACGCCGCACAGCGCGCAGTCCTGCACCTGATGGTCTTCGCAGACGCGGACCGTCCACCGCTTCGGCGCGGAGCCTTCGGGCGTCACATCCGGGCCGTGGATGGTTCCAATGGGTTCGCCCTGCCATCCGTAAATAACCTTTTTCACTTCCCCCACTCCCCCTTCTCCGGCGCGATGAGGGCGATGCCGTGCCGTGAAAAAGCGCAGCCATCTCGCCGATAGCAGGCGTACCACCGCTGATCAGAGCCTTCGTGCTGCCGCTCCTCCATCCCGCCCTTGAAGCGTTCGGCCAGTTCCAGCGCGGCCTGCACGGCGGGGGTCTCCTCAATCAGCGTCGGCACGTCCCACCCGAAACGATGGAAGCGCCCGTCACGCATGTGGATTTCTTGCACCGCTTCCCACCGTCTCGCCTCCTTCGGCGACGCGACAGCAGCCATATCCAACTCCTCTTCTCCCAGGACATGCGAGAACTTCGGCGGCGCGGTCTGCGGCTTGGCTGGGTCGCCGTTACAAAGTCCGCGATTGAACGGATCGCCCAAGTCCATCTCGCTCGCGGCTGGCTGCTTCTGCGGCCGGTTCTCCAGCACAAGGATCTGGTTGTTTAGCTCTTTCACGATGGCCTCAAGGTTCTCAAGCCGCGTCTTCGGCCAACACTCCTCCAGCGCCGCCACGCGATCTACTAGGATGTTGTTGGATTTAATGAAGGCAGCAATACCGTCTTCAACCCGACGCTCCAACTCCTCCGCCGCATCCGCCGCATCGCCGAACCACAGCCCCGACCCTGACAATGCACGCAAGGCTTGGGAGAGGGTTTTCATGGGGCCTCCGGTCGGTCAAGATAATCCTCAAACCAGAAGAACAACAGCGCCAGCGCGTAGAGCCACCCAAGCGCCCAGACGGTGATTCTCAGGACGGGTCTCAGTAGAAACAGCGCGGCGATTGTGAGGGCGCGTTTCATTGAACTTCCCCTATATCCCCGTCATAATCGCTTTTCATTGCGATGCTTCTAACAGGCTCCGCAAGCCCCGGGCATCCATCTAGGGCCCAGGCCATTCCAATATAGAATCCAACGCAGAGATCATCGTTGAATGTTATCCCACTCAACAATTTGGTTGCCGCATCAATAAGTTGCGTAACATCTTCTGGGGCAGAAGCAGGATCCATTCTACTAATTGCCCCAACGGCAGCCTTAAGCCTTGCCAGCATGATTACGTCAGACATTGATAGCCCTCCCAAGGCCCTCTAGGGCCTTCCACTTCGTTCCTGAGGCCCTTCTGACCCTATCCGCAAGGCATTCCAACCTAATAGCCGCAACAATGGCCTGATGCTCCGGGCAGCACGGTTTCTCCTGACGCTGACACTGGATGCAAGTTATTGATAGCTCATCCCTTCTCATTTGAACAGCTCCTTATTAAACATTCCCTTCGCTACGTCTTTGAAATCCTGACTGCTCTTCTCAAGTGCTGGAACAACGGATGTTACAAGAGCCTGTGCCAGTGGCTCTAACCCTGCCGGTTGCACGTGAATCTCGCTGCACGCGTAAATCCTGTTTTCGTCATCCATCTCTGATATAACGACCACGATTAGTCCAGTAATTTTTTCCTTAACTCTCCCTAACACTGACAGGAAGATATCCGCAGTCTCATCTGCTGACAATGACCCTTGAGTGGTAAGAGAATGATCTGCCTTATTCACCTGACCATCCGCAATGCCAGCATCCATCATTCCCTTGGCAAGTAGATTCGATGCGTCCTCTTTTAGTAACACCCTAAACTTTTTCTTTTGTTCCATTAAATAATCTCCTTTTACACAGAATATTCGGGAATAAAACGTCCAAATTCACGTTAGCTTCCGCTAGAAGCGTGAAGCGGAGCGAAGCCCAAAGCGGAGCCGGAGCGGAACGCTAAGAATGACCTTGGATTATTTACTAAAAACGAACACCGTTAGAAGCAACAAGAGCCCAATCCAAAGAAGAGTGCTTGTTGCAACTACGCCTATGGAATAGAATAAGGAATGGGCCTTCTTATTCTTCTCCTTTACGGCAGAATCATCATCAAGAAATAAGCAGCGCTGTTTTTCTAGCTGCCTGATTTCTGCCATTTCATCGACGATATCCAGAACCCTCTCCGGGGGTTGATAGAGAATATCTTCGGTCCTCATGTGCCCTCCTTTAGAAGTCTTCGTCCTCGTCTTCTTCGGGCTCATCATCTTCGGGCCCAATGGGCCTAGTCTGGTCATATTCGGGCTCACAATCATTGCAGACGGCATCCTGATTGATCGTTTCCCTTCCGCATCCTTTACAGAAAAGAATGACAGGAACTGATTCAGGCATTAGAATTCACCTCCTTCCCCTTAATCATCTCTCCGCGAGGTTTACTAAGCTCTTGGCACATCATGCAGCCATGGGCTGCACAATCCTTCTCCTTGGCTTCCCATGCAGATCTTGCCCATTCGACCTCTTCATAAAGAGGAGCATGGACCTCCTGAGTCTTTAACCACTCTTCGAATGTCATCCCAGCCATGGCTCACATCCTTCTGGCAGGCCAATTCCTGCACGAAATTTCTCATGCTGAATCTGATTTTCTATTGCCGTAGGGGATTGTTTAGTGGAGGCTCTAAGATAGCGTCCCGGTCTTCTGTGTTTGCCACAGGGATTCTTAGAGCAAGCGCGACAAAGCGCTCCTAGGTGGGAATTAGGCGAAGGAGGTCGAGACCTCAGCCATTTACGCCGTTCTTCTTCCGACAATTCATAACGACCTGACACTGGGCCGCCATCCTTATCTTTTCCGCAACTCTTGTTTAAACGCTAAGTGGCAGAAAATTGAATCGCATCATTTTTTTGAACTGTTCAGAAATAAGGCAAGAACTGATAAAAAAAGAGACAGCTTCGGTGTTCCCCACGTCGCCTATATCTGTAGGCTTCTTGCACAAATGGGGCCTAAACTGTCTCTTTTTCAATCGGTTCGTTGCATAAACTCTGAACACCCTTCCGGGGATTGTGTTCGATTCTTACTGATTCACAACCTTTGATCCCTTTGCCTTGAGGCTGTCCAGCATAGCAGTGTACTTTCGGATATTCTTCTGTCTCTTCTCTTCATCCTTTTCCGCTCTGAGTTCCTGCTTCTTTTCCTCGACCTTGATCTGTTCGACTTGCCATTCCCGATAGAACTGTTCGAAAGGCATTGGGGGCTTGTCGATTGGCATAGCCTCCGCTTTCGGGAATTCCGTCATGAAGTTTGAGACGTTTTCGGGATTTGTGAGCAGCACCCGGACTTCGACATGGACTGGGCGGGAAGGATCTAGCAGCACGGGAACTTGCGTCAAGCCGCGTGGCGCTCCCTGCGCCATAATGAAAGCGTGAAGCAGTTCCAAGTAATCGTCCTCGGAAAGCCCCTCATACGCCAGCACGTCCGTGAGAACAATACGGGCCTGAGAGCGAATTTCTTCTTTGACCTTTCCACCCTTAACGCCGTCGCCTCCAGCGAGAATGTCATCCGCAAGCCGGATGAACTTGGCACCCGCGTCTAGAATCCCATCGAGCAGGGCCGCGTCATTCGCACCCTGTCCCGTCACAATCCAAGTATCGGACTCTGGAGCTTTTGAGACGCGCCCTACGCCGTCGACCTGAGCAGATCCGCGTTTGGGAATGAGCGATCCCTCGAACTTGAGAGCGGGGGATTCGTTCGCATCCCCGTTGACCACTTCTGCAATTTTGTCCAGAAAGCGGATAAAGAGCGTCACGGCAGGAGAATTGATAATGGTCATTTTCGTATCCTTTCGGCAGCGGTAGGCTTCAAGAGCCTAACCGCTTGTTTAAACGGCAGGTTCCAATTATTTGAATTTGCCGTCTGGTAGATCCATTATTTTGGATCGTATCCAAAAAGATGGAGCACCCCCGAAAGGGTGTTTAGAATCTACACAATAAATTTTCAAGGCTCTCGCCGGGCCACCTGCAAGAGGGGCCAGTCTCAGCTAATGCATCATACCTGCCAAGATTGCGGATAAGAAGTTTACATGCCCCGTTGAAAACAAGGGGGTTACACGCTCCGAGCGTGGAGTATGACCAAAGGTCATCCGAATTATTGAATAATCGGGATTCTCTAAGTCATTGATTCTAAAGACTTGGATTCAAGGAATTGGATTCCTGTCAACCAATTGGATCATTGAGATTCAGTCTCAATTGAGATGGCACCGCGCTTGCATATCCCCGCCCACCCTATTAGTAGTATAGGCCGAACCTATTAACCACTACCGCTGGTATGATATGAAGGCATGAGTCTTGCATACATCTCTTATACACAACTAATGGTAGAGTGTCAGATATTAGACACAAGATATGGGGGTATAGGGGACCATGCCCAGTTGGCATGGAAATTGCGAAACTACCCAGAATATACCGAGGACCCAGAAAAGTTTTCCTTGTGTAAATTCCATTCAATTAGATCCAATTAATTGAATTCAATTATTCTTCGCTACGCTCAATCTTATCCACAAATGCGATTGATTTACCATGACTGCCGGAAGGAGGGAACCGTTAGATACACTCCCCCCTAACCCCCTCTTACGGGAATTAGGGAATCTGCCGTCTAGGTTGGGTATCAGATCCTCCCCCGATGCCTTCTGCCCCCGGAGCCGGTACGGGCACGGCCTGCGCTCTCTCCCCGGTTTACGGCGCATTTCGCTCTTTTTATCTGAGGTGCAGGGAATATCGCTTTCCCGACTCCGGTTCCTATGGATAAATCCTCAAAGAGGAGCTATACTGATTCTAACATAGAAAGGGCGGTGTGTCATTCCCAATCCCATTTCGAAGTTCAAATCCAATGACGTTCTACCAATGTGGGAGTATGTGAAATATGCGCTTATTCCGGTGGATTCTGAGGGTTCTTGTCGTGATCAGCATATCTTGGTTAGCGGTCCTTGGCATCGCTATAATGATGAACAGGGCAGGCTTATCGCGGTTCGCTGTCCTCACATGTTGTCTCACGATGAACGTAGCCGCGTCATGGATAACTCTTATGGTGATGCATTGGAACGATTAGAGAGCAAGCGGCACGAGAAGTTGATGGAAATGGCCCAGCGCAGATTGGCAGAGAAGAAAGAAAAGAGAGAGAATTCATGGAGGGCATGAGCCCTGACGAATTTGCCTCTATTCTGAACTACATCAAAAAGAATTGTAAGACCATAGAGGAATGTACTCACCCAGACGGATATCTCTACTTTACGCAAGAGGGTAATCCTATAATGCACAAGGAGGAAAAAGATGACGACTGTGCGTGTAACGGTGACTCAGGACATCGAGATTGACGATAAGGACTGGGACGACTACGGATATGATCCTGATTGGATCTTTGGAATTTTCAGGGACAAGCTCTATTCCCAGGAGACCAAATGGCACATAGAGAAAATGGAGGTAATTCCTAATGCGCCGTAAGAAGCGGCGCGAAGCGCTCATGGGCCTTATCCGGGGGCTAGTAAAATTTGATCTCCCGTGTTCTAATTGTCTTAGGCCCATTTATCATGGAATCATCGTCTTTGAAGACCTCCCCTTCTGCCGCCCCAAATGCGCCTTCCAAAAGACTCAAAAAGAAGGCGTGCCGCGTCTTAGAGAGTTACTCCCGGGAAGTTTTGGATTTGACTGGTGGGTGGACAGCATTCCTCCCGGAGAGCAATTACCCGAGCACGGGGCATCCAGAGGAATGGGTAAGGCACTTAGCGAGGCGGGTGATCGGGCAAGCGCTGTTAGACGCGATGCTCGTGAGCAGCCCTTTCAAGGCAGCCCGTTATTCGGCTCTGACGTTCCTCGTGTCTTATAGGCCAGCAGGACTGAAATTAAGGGCGTTCTGGAGTGCTTGCGCGGGAATCACACCAGAATACGTAAGGATGAAGACAATTAAAAGAATCTGTGAGAAGATCATCGTAGAAGGAAGTGGGAACATTGATCCTCTCCTTCTGGACCGGATCCGGCTTCTGAAGAAGGAGGAGGGCAGTTTTCGTGTTTAATCTGAAACTTCCAGAGATCATCCGCAATTCCATTAGCATCCATCCATACGGTTTTACGTTCGACTTTATCCTTGACGGCAGGACAAGGCACGGACGCCTCGACCTTACAGTGGTCGCAATGAATGATCCCTTCAATTTGGTTATAAGAGATCCAGCGAGCATGGCCGACTGTATGGATCATCTGGCACTCGCAGTACGGGGGATGCGTGACGGAGTAAGTCCCATCGACATTCCTCTTTCCTAGTTTATGGGGAAGTTTATATTGACCGATCGGATGCTCAAGAATTCCCAATCTCCACCCCCTGTTTATGGGCCATAGTTCTCAAGTGCTGGAGCCACATCTTATGCTGGAGTCTCATGCCATCCATCATCGCCTGAAAATAGATGTAACGATCACGGGAGAGCCCGCGTCTCAAGTCACGATCAGCAGCTGCGAGCGTCTCCCGAGAAATTTTCTCGATAGTCTCTATGATCTGCTCATCGCCCATTTCGAATGTGTAAAGGGGGTTACTTTTTATAGCCAAATAGAAGGAGGAGGCGTCATCGATCACCATGAGAGCATTTTACCAGAGGAAGAGATCCCAAGCAACCCGGCAGAAGAGCAACATAGACACACTGTCGGAGGCACAGGCATTGCTGGATACTGCCAAGCCAGTCTCCCTCTCGGAGGAGGAGGCGGAACTCTATCAGAAGCTCCGCTCCGACCGATTAATCAACTTGAAAGACTTGAAGACGCTGTTCGGGACTGGAAAGAACACTATGCCCGTGGCCTTCATTCTTTCGATGGATGTGCCAGTGTATCGTGTTGGAAGCTTGCGTGGATCGTACAAGGTTTTCTCATCTGACGTAGTGAAGGCCCTAACGCGGTGCAGGCTGCCATCCGGGTTAAAATTTAAAAGGAGGCTATTAGAACTTGCCGGATGGAGAGATTACATACAGCGTGGACCTTCTAACGCGAGACGAGGAACCCGACCTAAAGAAGGCCCAGAAGAAGATCCAGAAGAGGTTCTGGAACGCTCTGGATCAGGTGACGGAGGGGATAGTGAACCTCGCCCTTCGGGCAGAAAAGGAGGACGTACGGCTCCGCGCATCGAATCGGATCTTGGACGAGTTCTCAGATCGTGGAAGGATGCTGGAAAAGACCAAGGTCCAAGTACAGATCTTAAACGCAATCCCAATGGACCGAGCGGCAATAGTGGAGGGCAAGGAGGTACCAACAGTTGAGTGGGAGGGTACGCAGATCGCGTTACCAAAAAAGATCAGAGAAATTCATCCAGCCCCTCAGGAGCCTATCCGTGGGGCGAACTTTCGTGGTGGAGGAAGTATCAAGTCCGGGGAGGAGCGCAGTGTTGGGTTCACTGCGGACCCTGTATCCGTGGATGTGCCCAGTCTGCCGAAAAGAGATAACAAAGGAAAATAGTGGAATCCCCGATCTATCGTACGTACAACCCATCGGAGAGACAGAAAGTCTTTCACAGTATACGCAATCTATCCCCATCCACCGTTGTAATCAAGGGGGCAATTGGTGGACTTTCTGGGGGGAAGTCAACGGCGTGCGAGCAGGAGCAGGTACTGATCTGTCTCAAAACGCCCGGGGGGCTTAGTGTTGCCACCCGCCAAGCGGTTACGAAGGCGGGACTCAGCGTACTTGAAGACTATCAGCGGATGCTTGTTGGCGTGGCTCGCTGGGTGGCTTCTCGGAAGATGTTCGAATTCGATAATGGGCATAAGCTTGTCGTTTGTCCTGCTGACGAGTGGGACCGTTTTGGTTCGACGCAGCTGGTTTCTTTCTACATCCAAGAGGCGCAAGAAGTCGATTTCAAAGTCTTCGATGCGCTTACTCAGAGGCTTCGTGACCCACTCGGGATCGTGGCGGGAGTTCCGTACTACACGGGCCTTTTCGATGCCAGAGGGGTTAAGACGCAGCATTGGATCTACGAGGAGTACGTTAAGCGGGCTTGGAACGCCGATGACACGCCAGAGAAAAGACGAGGAGTAACGAGTCCTGACTGGACGTGGCTCCAGTTCAAAACATTGGATAATCCGCATAATGCCCCCGGCTATTACGAGAACCAGATGCGGGCGCATAGAGATAACACTCCCTGGATCAAGATGCTGATCGAGGGGGAATTTGGATTTGATATTGAGGGGAGGCCAGTATATGAGTGTTACCGTCCCGATATCCACGACGCCGTCATCCATGAAGACCGCACGCTCCCGATGCTGCGGGGCTGGGATTTTGGTTATAACCGCCCCGCCGTCGTATGGGCTCAGTACGACAGATCCGGTCGTGTATTGGTATTTCGAGTACTGTGCCCCACAGGTGCATCCAGAGACGAACTCTGTGCAATGGTCAATGCTCTCCAAGAGAGAGAGTTCCCAAGCCGCCACCCATCTCAGTACAGAGACTTCGGAGACATTGCCGGAGATAACGCCAACACCTCCGGACAGACTGACATTGACTTCGTTGAGAACTATTTTGGGACTTCCATCGAAACTAGACGAGCACGAGTATCTGATGGACTAGAAGTAATGCGCGGGTTGATGACCCGCAACACCAAGAATGGTTCGCCACGGTTCTCCGTAGATGTTAGTTGTACTCGTCTTAGGGAGGCTCTTGGTGGTGCATATTACTACAGAACCGACAAGACGGAAGAGCGGCCCGAGAAGGGCAACGGTTACGATGACATCGCCGATGCCACAAGATACGTGGCACAATGTATAGTAGAGGAAAGTTTTGCCCCTACCATATCTCCAAGTTGGTCCAAGTCCCTTTCCATCGGTTCCTTCTAAACCATTTAAGAGTGATGCGAGCTGTTTTGTTGCGGAAGCCGACAAGCGTATGGCACAGACTTATCCGTGTTATAAGTGCGGCCTTCCGTCCAGGGGCGCGACGTTCAGGGAGTTCTTCTCCCATCCATCTAGTAAAACTTCCGGAGTCGTCCAATTCTCCTGCGGATGCGACGGACAAACCTCATTTGGAATTTCGGTCGAATGCGTATTCCCCCAATGGAGGATCCTCACAGAGTTGGCCACCGGCGTCTATAAGATCGTTAAGAAAACCAAAGTAGAAAGAGAACAGGAATTCAGTGGCGAATCAGCCAGCTAAACAGGAGGAGATGGAGGCCCGCGACACCTCCATTATTGGCGAGCCAGCTACGCAGGTTGCGGGAATCGACGCCAAGTTCGACTACCCCGGAACGCCGGTTCTAACGGATCAGCTTGCAAACATCCTCTCCACGATCCTGACGGACGCTGACGTATATAAGAAGCGGTTTACGGCAGAGATCCTGCGTGACTACAACCAGTACAACGGGTTGCTGGACGACAGGGACAAAATGGCGTGGCAGAGCAGGATGAATGTTCCGAAGGCCCGCACCGCGGTTGATATCTCCACGGCCCGTACGGTAGCCGCCCTGTGGTCCAACGACGACTTCTTTGATATCTATCCGTATACCAAGCAGGATGACGCGCTTGTAGAAGTGGCCAAGAAGATCGTCAAGTGGCAGTTCTGGAAGAGGGGTATCAGAGAGAGCGTAAGAACGTCCATCAAGGACGCAATGATTTGCGGCTTTGGCGTAATGAAGGTGACTTTTGAAGCCATTGCGGAAATTGTTTCAGAGCTACAGAGCGGAGCACCTCAGGAGAGTTTACGTATACGGAGAGGGCTTCGTATTGATCCGATCTTACCGACAGACTTCTGGATCGATCACACCGGAAGAAATAGATTCGTTATTCAAAGAACGAAACGAACTCTTTCGGATCTTTGGGCGATGGCCCAACCTTCAATCGATCCCACAACCGGAATGGAGGTTCCGCCGGTTTACGATCCCGAAGTGGTTAAGGAAATTACTCCCGGGATGAGTGATCAAGAGAGAGAAAGCCAGGCATCTCTAATCCGTCGCGACACGCCGCATCTTGCAGCCGATCAGGCGGTTGACGTTTATGAATACTGGGGAGACATCTACGATCCGAAGAATGGAGTCGTGCTCTATAAGAACGTTGTATGCACATTCGTAGGAAAGGGAAAAACCCGCATCATAAGGGCCCCGCAAAAAAACCCGTTCAAACATGGAATGGCCCCATTCATTGTCATTACACCGGGGCTGGCCCCGCACCAACTATACGGCTGGGGTCTGATTCGTTCGGTGACGCTCGTTCAGGACGGCATCAACAAGATATTCAATCTAATGATGGACAAGGCGGCATTGGCTGTTCCTCAGACTATCGTGTATCAGAATGCTCTGAAGAACCCAGCCCAGGACTTCGAAGGCGACGTTATAAAGTTCGCCCCGGGAAAGGTATGGGTTGGGAAGGATCCAGAACGCCCTCCAGTAGAGATCGTAGAAATGAGCAAGGGCGTCGAACAAAGCGACGTAGAGCTGTTTCAGATCCTGAATCAGATATATGACACTGCAACAGGAGTAAATGAATTTGCCACCGGAACACAGACTTCGACAAACAGAAAGACGCGCACAGAGGTTGAAATTCGCGCTGGGGCCACCCAACAGATCTTCAATGACGTGGCGCAGCATATCGAGGAGAATGCGCTATCTCCGCTCATTAAGATGGTTTACCTTCTCACGGTGCAGTTTGAGGACCAGTATCAGGACACCTCGCTGGTGCGCATGTTCGGAGACTCCGAGGAATCCCTTGGTATCCTGATGAGCCTTCAGGCCATGGATCCGGACTCCAGATGGGCTGCCATGTTTCTAGATGCCGAGTTCCGGGTCAACGGCGTTAGCCTTTCGATCACTCGTCAGGACCGACTCAACCGCATCACGGGCTTCATCCAGAGCCTTTCGGTAGACCCCACAATGGGGATGATTATCGACAAGGTAGAGTTGATGCGGGAATGGGTGAAGGACTACGACTTCCCCCGCGATATCGTGTTGCCTCTTGGTGAGGCTCTCGTGCAGGCCGCCCAGATGGCACAGCTTCAGATGATGATGCAGCAAATGGGCCTGATGCCAGCTGGTGCAAATAAGAATAATCAGGCGGCTGCCAATAAGGCCGAGGCGGGTAATACCGCCGAGGGGCAGGCCAATCCGGAAACAGGCCAGAAACAGGCCGAACAGGAACCCAGTGGACCAGCAGGAAATCCTCAGTAAATTAGGGTTGGACAGGCCGCCAACTGGCCGATATGAGGTTGGTGTACCACATAGTCAACCAAGCGGCTCCCAACTCCTAAACTTTAAGAAAGCCCTCCAGCTGGTTGATCCTATCGAGACTGCCAGTTTCGGGAGATATATACCCAACGACCTCGTAATCGATCAATCCATTGATACTAGGGTCTTTGATCCGGAAAACTCTAAAATGGTTCCAATTAGGACAGATTTACCTATCCCGTCGGGACCAAAGGTCTATCGTGCAACAGGAATAGGAAGCGAACCAAATGCCCATAATCACTACCTCTGGCTCGCCCAAGAACTCAGACGACACGTCATCGAACTCGGTGCCCGAGCAACATCTCCACCGCTTATCTTCAGGACGCATGGTTACGGCGGCACAGTGCCCCTGCTCGGGGCAATGTTCACACTCGACACCCGCCCCCCTACTGGCCTCACCAAAGACGATATTGGAGCGAACTGGGCTCTCCTCGCTCCCAAAGCGCCTCAAGTCCATCTGGACGAAGATGAGTCCCCCGAAGACGTGAAGTAGTTGTACACTAATTATTAGGAGATTTGTAATGTCGTTAGTCAAAGCCCTCGGTGATAGTGCAGCGCCCAGCAAGGGCGTGAGCATGGATGAGAATTCCGGTCCGAATGAGGTCGGCATGCTCGGCTATGTTCAGATTCCGTTTCCCTCGCAGATGCCAGCGCAGTCGAATAGTGACGTCGGAATTACGAAGAATATGAGTATCTCTGCCCAGCAGGGTACTTCTATCGGTGCGTATAAGGATCAGCCCGAAAAGATTTCTGCCGAGACTGGAAAGTAATAATGCCAGAAGATGGCTACAAGCCAAACGATTCCCACGGGAACATTCAGTGGGGGTTCATTAAGGACTACGAGGACCCAGGCAACTGGGCTGAATGTGGTTATGTCGTAGTAGATCCGCCTAGCAAGTTTGCAAACTTAAGCTATGCGGAAGTACGTAGACCAAATTTTAAGATCTCATCTTCAGGATCTGATCCGCTGGAGAATAGACCTCCACGCATGAAGAAAAACTCCAAATAAGATTCCCCGCCGACACCCCACAGTGGGTGGAACAACTCTTCGAACAAGCTGACGAAACCATCGCCACTATTGTGGCGTCAGCCCATTCATCCGATGATGCAATGGGGGCCGCTGGAGCCTTTAGGTTTTGGAAGGCCGTGAAAGATGATGTTCAATTCCTGATCGATAAGGAAGAGCAAGAAATTAAACGCCGTAAGGAGCAATGGAATGCCCGAAGACCCGAAACCGACGCCTGAGCCAGAGAAGCCCGTAGAGCCTACGCCCGCTCCGGCAGGCCCGACTAACGAGCAACTGGCCGCTGGCATTAGGGAGGCCAATATCCGGGCTCTCGCTGCCGAACGCGCCGCGTATCTTGCCGCAGGGATGAACAGGCCCCAGCCAACCCCGGCGGTTGATCCTCTAGACAAATATAGTCAAGAGGACATCGTGATGAGCCCAGAGGAAAAGAAGCGGGCTCTTGGTAATGCCATTAGCCAGCGGGCCCGCGTGGAGACCGCAGATCTTGAGGCCAGAATGGAACAGCGCATGGCGTTTGAGCGTCAGGCCATGGCTAATCAGAATGCCATTGATATGGTGGTAGCCCAGAGGCCGGAACTTACAGATCCGAAGAATAGTTCAAGTTTTGGTGCTGCCCTGACGAAGGTTAAGATGGATGCCGATTCCGCAGGAGTGCAGCTTTCTCCCGCCCAAATGGCCACTAAGGCAATGCAGGTGTATGACGAGGTGTTTAAGCGTACCCCTGGCAATGCCCCAATGCCGCCGCGTTTGGAGGGTGCCAATAGGGCCGATCTATCACAGCTTCCCGGTGGCATTGAGATAATTACCCAACAGTCCATGCTGGAGAAAAAGTATGGCCTTAAAAAGGGTTCTGTTAAAGAAATGTATGACTCCAATGACGGTGCAGCCATCGATGGGCTGAATAAAGACTACCTACTTGCAAAAAACGGCCCGCTGTTTAAACGTGGGGCATTGAGCAATATTGATGCAGTAAGAGCCACTATTGATTCTCCGGATACGGAATCTTAGTGTTATATTTTTCTATAGGACAATAACTTAAGGAGTTATCGCAAATGCAAGTGTGGGGTTCCAATGCGCTCGGTGGTTATTCAGCCACTGCCTCGTTGGATAGTGAACTTCGTCAGCGCGCAACGAAGACTATCTATTTTGAACAGATGGCGCTTGGACTCACGTCCTATGGCCGTCACCGGTCGGATCGAATTCTTTTCGATAAGATCGGACGTGTCGTAAATCCACTTTCTACAAGCGGTATTGGTGAACTTGATGACATTCCCGTGACGAGCTTCCCGTTCGTTCAGGGTCAGATTATCGCCACCGAATATGCCAACGCGGTAGAGTGGACGGAGAAGCTTGAGGTGTTCTCGCAGTTCCCCATCGGTCAGGCGGTCGCCCTAGTGCTGCGGCAGGATCAGCTGGAGGGTCTCGACAAGGTCGCCTTCGCAGCTTATTCCGCCGGGGAAGTTATCTATACTCCGATCACGGCTTCTACTGGTTCCTTCTCCACGACCGGTACCCCGGCGGCTGTTGCCGGATCGCCCATGACGACCTCCCACGTCAAGGACATTACGGACTACCTCCGTATCAATGCCGTGCCGCCTCTGGCCGGGGGCCGGTATTTCTGTATCGCGCATCCTGATCACACTCGCTCCCTCAAGGAGAGTTCGGACTGGCTTTCGTCCCACTTCTATCAGGGAACGGAGAAACTCGTTGACCACGAAATTGGAGAGTTCGCGGGCGTCAAGTTCGTTGAGGAGAACAACGCTCTGTCTTCTCCCGCCGGAACCAACTCAGTTGGTTTTGCCCAGGCGGTATACTTCGGCGCAGACAATGTTGTCGAGGGTATCGCTGTTGCTCCCCATATCCGTTACAAGGTCCCGTCAGGCTTCGGACGTGATCGTGGAGAGGCTAACTACGCGATTCTTGGATTCGATCAGGTGTGGAACTATTCGACAGACGGCGGCGAAGAGCACCAAGTCTTTGCCAACTCCCAGTAGGAATTAGGAGAATATACAAATGTCTTTGATGCTCACTCGCGTTGGCCAGACCCGAGCAATTCTGGTTTCCGGCGCTCCCCTCACCCTAACCGGCACTCCGACGTTTGCCGGTGCGCAGTCCCCGAATGGCAACTCGGTTGCGTTTATTCAGGCACAGAAGTTGTCAGACTGGCTTTGTACTGGAGAGGTTTGGCGTGTACTCGGCATTCAGCTCTATACGACAACCACGACCACGGTAACTCCTCCGGTGTTCCAGCTGGTTAAGAACGGTACTCCGATCACCTTGGCGCTCACTACGGCATCTGCTGTAAGAACCGCCCCGTTTTCAGAGTATTTGGCATTTGCGACATATCCACCCGGCACTGATGCGGCTGGCGATACTTGGAGTGTTAAGAACTCCGTATCTGCTTCTGCTGGTGCGGCGATGTGTGCAATTCATTACACTGAAATTACCGTGCAGGGAATCTCCACGGCTGTTACTACACTCTAAGGACCTATGAATCAGCCGCTTCCGGGAGGAGCCCAGTGGGTTCAGCGTACTACGCCCGAAGAGGTCATCAAGAGGACGCTCGGGCATCGGATCGATCAGCGCGGAAAAACTAAACTGACTTGGAATCGTGGGGATATTGAACAAGCCCCGCAGGATCGAATTGTAGGAGACGTTAATCTTTCTCTCCCGTACATCAGGATCGGAACAGACCGACATGGGATGTACTTCTACATTCAGAACGCCCGCATCTACAAAAGCAATGGCGTTGAGACGACCCTTAAGGATATCTTCGGCACTGTTTCCGATGCGTCTTATCTGGCGATCTCTCAGGCATACGATTCGTTCATTGCGAGTGCGGTTGTTCGTGATCCTGCTCTTTGCAAGATTTGCAAGACATATAGGGCCGAGTCTTACGAAGATTTTGCTAAACATACTTTCAATGAGCATCCGGCGTCTGTTCTTGAGCAAATTAAGGAGGATGCGGTTCCTGTTGCTGCTCCGGCGGCTCAGGAAGTTTTCTCCTGTTGCGGGCGGACGTTTAAGGATAAAAGGGGCCTAGGGGCCCATCAGCGTTTCGGTAAATGTAAGCGGGTCTAAGAGCCCGCTAAGGAGCGGGCTTGAGGGACTACTGCGACATTCTAAAACTCGTTGAGGCCACGGTTCCCGCCGCAGTTGGCGGGTCCAGCCGCGACGATGTTCTTCGGTCCTCTCTCGTTGGGTTCGCCAACGAAACAATAGCAGAAGTAGACAGGGAGTCTCGGTGGTCTCTGTCCTATTCAGAGCTTACCTTTGTGACAGCGGCTGGTGTTTCCACGTTTCTTCTACACGTTCCAACTGGCACTCTTGGTGTGAGCGGTTATGAGATTGACCGCGTCAAGAGGATGTACTGGCTCGATGAGAACCTTAAGATCCAGAGGATGTTTAGGCGCAATAGAGAGGACCTCCAGCGCATGTTCCAAGAGGGGTCTACTGGAGCTGCGACCTCCAATGGTAAACCGCTCTATTATGCAATCGAGTATGGACCGGCAATCCAGCGCCTCCTAACCGGCACGGGTTCTCAGGCTACGCAGAATAGCCCGGTCATGTTTCCATACACGGTCTATCTATATCCAACTCCGGATGCCATATATAACATTAACGTTGGTGGGTTCTTCAACACTCCCTACATCGTAGAGACCACTGGCACCACTACTGCCGCATCTGCAACATTGACGGTGCCATCAATAGAGTTCCTTAAGAAAAATCTAGTCCCAACCGCCGGAACTGGCCAAAGCCCAACCGTTAGTATCAGGAATGCCGGGGAATCTCAGAGCGCGTCAGTGAAAGACACGCATATTGCCAGCTGGACTGACATGCCATCCCCCACCACTGTCACAATGGCACTGGCGGCACCAACCGCCGTGACTACGGCCCAGGCATTCTTTCACTCAACAAACTGGATGATCCGCTTCTGGCCGAAACTCATTCAGTTCGGGATGTATAGAGAGATCGCGGAATATTACCAGAATGACCAAAAGGTGATTAGTTGGAATCAGAGATTCCAGGAGCAGATCCAACTCTTAAAGGAATGGGACGCGGATCGCGCAAGGAGCGGGCAGCTTCAGGCCGCGGGTCAGTTCAATGCAGACGGGGCCACCGAAAGTAGGAACGATTCATGGTCCAGCTTGGGGTATTACGGTGGCAGCTGGTAAGGCAAATCCTCTCTACGGGGCGATAAGCCCAGATCAGAAACGTTTCGACATAGCTCAAGACCCTCGCCGGATGTATCCGGTGATGGCCTTCGGGAAACTCTATGGCAAGGAGATGGTTCCGAACCGGCTCCAGCAGGGAAGCACGGGATTTTTCGGTAAGCCAACTACTAATCTCATTCCTATTGGTGATGGCACTACTCTGGCCTCTATTGGGAACCCAGAGGAGATCAGTTCCGCCAAGAAAACAATTCGACTCGGCGTAACCGGTACTTCTGGCGGGGACTTCACCGGCGCAGCCGATTTCTCCTTCGTGTTTGCCAACCGGCTAATGACGGAGATCCCGACGAACCTATACGTTCTCATGAGCAGTGGGGAGGCGGTGTACAGGGAGACAGACGCCAGCATCAACCAGTATGGGGCGATCTCAGAAGCCTTCACGGTTGGCGGCGTAACGATAACAGGAACATCCGGAACTCCAACAATCACAGCGTCGGCCAATTGGAACACGTTAAATTTAACAACGGCATACACTCTGACTCGCTCTATGGCCCATCCACAGATCGGTGACGTCATCAGGGTG